ACTCATCGAGAGAGGATACGGTCAACTGCCCATTAGGATCAGTTACCCGCAGCTCCCCATCCACTAGAGATAGCCTTTGGCTAAACTCTTTCTGGAGCAATTGTGCGCGCCCCGTATCTTTTGTCAACTGAGCCGCTAGTTTAACAGCTTGTTCGTTAATCTTCTGGCGCTGCATATCGGCGTTCATCTTTTCGATGGTCTGCCGTAGGGTGTTCGATTCGTCTTTTTGAGACTCGAACAACTCCTTGTAATTGTTCTCTGCAATCGCTTTCTCTTCGGCTTCACGCTTGGCTTGCTCTCGCGCAGCTTCACGCTCTGATTGAACCTTCTTCTTTTCCGCTAACAGTTCGTCAACCTTCGACTTAAGCCCGGTAGTCTCTTCTTCCAGCCGCTGCTGAATGGTTTGATTCAACCGCTCAGACAGTTGCTCCTTAACCGAATCGTCTAGCTCAAAGTCTTGTAGTAGTTCGCTCATGTGTCACCTCTGGCGTTACATGGTGCGGCTCTGCCGCGTTATAAACCCACCTGCTCGAAGGCAAGTGGCTCTAGCTCTCTAAGCTCTTGTAATGATAGCACTTTCCCGCTGTCATCAACGAAACGACCTATAGAGAGATTCCCGCGCCTAAACAGCGTGGCCTTAGCCTTTCCTAATACCTCCTCCTGAAAGGCCACAGGTTGCCGTCTAAGCCATTTTTCGTAGTTCGTGGTATCCCTAACCGTCTTACCCCCTCTCGGGCCGTCAGCGGGCCGTCTGGAGGTCTTGTCGGGGCCTAGGTCATACTGTCCGTCAACGATGAACGCGATGGTTGAACGACAGTTGAAGTGAGCCGGAGGTTTAGGGTTTGAATCCTTGTCCTCGTAGATGGTCCCATCTCGGGACGCACAGATGAGACTGGTGTGGCTGTCGAGGACGGAAATCCACTTATAACCCTGAATCACGCCGCCGTTCTGGCGGATCACCATATTTCGGGCATTAATGGATACATGATTAGTGATCGTACGGGCGAGGGTTGCTGCTTGCCTCTGCTGAGTCCCCGTAATATCCATGATGCGTTGCGTTACCTGATCCGTGCTCTCGCCGAACATATAACCGTCGCGGACAATCTGGGCGACCTGATAGCTTTTCCGATAACCGAAGGTCCGTAAGGAATCGTTGATCGTATAGCCCTTACGAGGCTCCAGCTTCATTATTTGAGCCAGAGTAGTTCCCACAGCTTCATTAGTAGAGGGACGGACAATATTAGCCCTAACGTTGTCCCGTAATAGGCGATAATTAAAGTCAACTTCGTAGTCCACGAACTCGACCATTTCTTGAATAAAGGCACTGGAATACCTCTGATAGCCACCGGACCCAATATCCATAAGGTCCATGGTTACGCGGTCTAATACCGAAACTGGTATATCCGTTAAGTCCATGTCGAGAGTCCTGATGGACTCCTCTAGGATATTCCTTACGAAGGCAGAGGCTTCCCGCTCCCTGCCCTTGGCGTAGCGCTGCAAGAACACCTGATGCCTTGTTAGGGCATCGTAGATGACATCATTGGTACTCATTTACGCTTTTTGTATCCCGCAGCGTAAGCAGCACGGCCTTGCTTCTCGGCTTCAGCCTTAGTCTTGTAGACCTTGCCTGACTTGCCCCAGCGGTAGCCGCCTTGTACCTTATAAACAGGCATCGTAAGTTCCTGATTTACCTACCATTTCACCTTGTCAGCCCAGTAGGCCGCGCTCATCTTTCCCTTTCGGATGTTCTTGGCGTGCCGTGCCTTGAATGACGCTCGACGAGCTTTTGCAGCGTCCGATTCACCTTTCTTTGCTGGGCTTCCCGATACCCCTTGCTGCCCGAAGCGAATCGTCTTGATCGTGTCGCCTTCTTTAGCAAGAACGACATGGCTTTTCGTTGGATGTTTGGGGGTCCGTTTCGGCTTGTTGTATCCCGCAACGCCTAGCCTCTCGATTCGTGGGTCTTTAGCCACGGCGAGCCCTCCGTACCGCAGCCCGCTCGGCCTTAGTATAGCTGGCGTTCTGCTTACCCTTCTTGGATGCCGCGTTCTTCTTGCGGCTCCCTGCGGCCTTCTGTCCCGGCGTAAGGGATTCGCGAGCAGCTTTAGGGAGGTAGCGGGATTTGCCCGGCTTCCCGGTGTAGTCCCATTCTTCTTTGGTCCAGTTCTTTAAGCTCTTCTGGGGCTTCTTCATGACCTGTAGCCTCCGCCTTTGGCTTTGTATTCCTTGGCGAGCATCTGAGCCTTACGCGCAGACCATTGCCCCGGCCTACCGCCCTTGTCGCCTGCTTTGATCTTCTCGAAGATGCGCTTACGCATTGCGGGCTTAGTGTAGTTCCCCGCAGCGTTGACGGTTGATTTCTTAGGCATTAGGAGCCTCCAAGGGGGGTAGGTCCCCTAGCTCTTCCCTAACATCCTCTAGGGTGCGGTCGCCGTCGATGATCCCGCCAGCCTTGAGGCGCTCGAAGATGTCCCGATCCGAGATCACCTGACGGTCCATAAGAGTGACCATGGACATGACCAGTTGAGGGTCAACGGTCTTATCGTAAAACTCGCGGTTGATCTGGAACTTTGATTCTTCATCCGTCCCCATGAACATCCCACACCACTCTAGGCACTTCTCAATCGCCATGGAGAGGTTCTGGACAATATCCCCTAGCACGGAGTTCTCGGACGCAAAGCGGATACGCGCCCCCTCTGCCGTCTCGTTAGCCCCCCGATCCGTGATGATCCGGGCCCCGATGGCCACCATGGCCGCTTCCTTGGCCCGCATGGCCTCCATAACGAGGTTATTGGGGTTGGCCTGAAGAAGGGTTGCCCCTCCGGTCTCGCCCAATACGTGACCAGCCCTAGAGCCCAGCTTGATCCCTTCGGGGTTGTAGTCGTACCACTGCTCCGGGCTTAGGGAATGGGTGATGAACAGGGTGGGTTGACCCGTGATGAAGCAGGACTCTTCGTAGTCTGCGGAGTTGCGGTAGTGGGCGATGTTGACGTCCGCAATATCCGAAAGGGGCGCATCATCAATGGTCGAATCGTTGTTCTTAGAGCCTACGAACATGAGCGGGATTTCATCCCAAGCCGATCCGTCAGCCTTCCGGGGGTATACCTCGTCCGTGTAGGGCTCGTCATCCCTGAAGACCTGTTGGGTGTACCCATCATCCTTCAGGCGAAGCACCCGATACTGGGTCTTGTACTCGTGGCCGAACTCGTCCTCGTCGTCTAGATACCGTTCTGCCAATACACAGAGGACTAGAAGCTTCCGGCCCCGTACCGTATCGGTCTTCCAGTTGATGACCTGTTCCGCCGTGTAAGGGATGATCGAAGCCCGCAGGTCTAGGCGGGTCACATCCTCTTGGGACAGCCCCTCTTCCGTAGGGGGGAAGTCCACTAAGAACACGGCCCGCCCAGTTTACTGGAACTCGTGCTTTTCGTAGTCTGGGTGCTTAGTATCGACAGGCATTGTCGGGGCCCTCTATATAAGATTCCGCCATATCATAACGCAAAGGAAAAGGCGACGTTAGCCACGGGCTTGATCACCGGCATGGCGTAGGCGATAGGGTACGTGGTGGCGTCGTTCTGGTGATCATTGCCCGAGGTCTTATCGGGCTCCCCGTTCTTGTATACCTGCTGCTCTAGGCAGGCCGCCACCGTCGGGCACCTGCTGGCATTGACCCTCACCGCCCCATTGTCCAGCGCCGCGTTCATCGCCATTACCCTATCCCGCACGGCAGGGTTGCGCTTATTGACCCGGACATAAAGGCCCGCCTGTTCTAAAAGCGCAATGTCAGACATTGAGGCGTTGACCGTCTTCCGTGCCCTACCCGAGGCGTCCGGGTATACATATATCGGATGCCCCGGATACCTACCCCGGAATGTCTCGATCATCTCTGGCGTGTCGTACATACCCGAAAGCTCATCGACGGCGTGCCATGCCTCACCCCTCACGACATACACCGTCGACGCCTGTTGCGTAACATTGAAGTCGCAGCCGATATGGAGCGGCTCCCCTTGATGATGGAC